AGTCCGCGTCGAGCGTGGCGATCACGGGCGGAAGCATCGACGGCATCGACCTCTCCGGCGGAACCTTCTGATGCCGAACACGGTGCGTATCCTACGAAGCAGCACGGCCGGCGCGGTGCCGTCATCGCTTGTTGCTGGGCAGATTGCAATCAACGAGAGTTCGGGGACGCTGTTCTATCGTTCCTCGGTCACGGGACTCGTCGCGACTATTGCGGGTGGTGGTGGTGGATCGTCGGTTGCGGAATACGCCACGACGGCAGCGTTCCCCGCGACGGGCGCGGCGGCGGTGCTCTACATCACAGACGCTGGCCGACTCTACCGCTGGGTAACGAGCGCGTACGTTGAGATTGGCGGCACTGCAAACATTGATGGAGGTGCCTACGCATGAGTTTGCCTTTTGCGTCATTTCCTGTGGTGTGGACGGGCTGATGCCGCAGCGAGTTCCAATGCAGCAAGTCTTTGCACCGCCACGCAAGCGGAAGACGGTGCAGCGAGCCAACGCGTATCAGCGAGGCTACTGCGACCCATCATGGTTCGCCACACGCAAGGCGGTACTGCTGCGAGACAACTGGGAGTGCCGATCGTGCGGACGAGTCTGCGGTAACAAACGCGAAGCACACGTCGACCACATCGTGCCGAAGCGGCGAGGCGGAACGGACTGCTTGACAAATCTGCAATGCTTGTGTGTGAGATGTCACTCAGCCAAGACGGCTGGAGGAAACTAAGTAGCCTGCCGCCCCGAGGGGGGAGGGGGGTCAAAATCCCTAGCCCCCCCAGTATTAAAACCACGGGTCTTCCCCCTGCGCGTGTGGCCGGAGGTTTTCGAGGGGTGGGGTCGGCCCGCCCTTTTGTTTTTGCTCTGTGTAAAAAAAGACCCTTATATATAAGGATTTTTGACCTTGAATATACGCAACCGCATCAAAGAGTTGAGGCTCGTCCCCGCATCTGAGTTGAGGCCGAACCCGAAGAACTGGCGAACGCACCCCAAGTCGCAACAGGACGCCCTGCGTGGCGTTCTGGCCGAGGTTGGTATCGCCGACGCCATGATCGCCCGCGAGCTCCCTGACGGCACGTTGATGCTCATCGACGGGCACCTCCGAGCGGAGACGATGCCCGAGCAAGAAGTGCCGGTGCTCGTCCTCGACGTGAACGAGGCCGAGGCCGACAAGCTGCTTGCCACGCTCGACCCGCTTGCTGCGATGGCTGAGAGCGACGCGGCCAAGTTGGATCAACTTCTACGCAACGTCGACACCGGGAGCGAGGCGTTGCAGCAGCTCATTTCAAACACCGCCTCGCACGCCGGGCTTTACGAGACGCTTAGCAACGGCGACGAGCACGAGGCCGAAGCAGAAGCAGAATCAAGCACAGAGGAGATTGACGTTGGCGACTTCGACCTACAGCACAAGTGCCCGAAGTGCGGATTTGAGTTCAATGGCGAAACACCCTGACTGCGCGTGGAACTTCACTGACCTCAAGTACGTTCCGCAGAACGGCGTCAAAGTGATGTCGACGTTTGCTTGCGGTGGCGGATCGTCGATGGGGTACAAACGAGCGGGATGCACTATCGTTGCGGCAAACGACATCGATCCCGAGATGGCGTGGCACTACCAGCAAAACCTCAAGCCGCCGAAGTACTACCTTTGTCCGATCCGAGACTTGCTAACGGCAAACCTGCCAGACGAGTTGTTTGCCTTAGACATCCTCGACGGCTCGCCGCCGTGCTCGACGTTCAGCATGGCAGGGAGCCGCGAAGCAGCATGGGGCAAGGACAAACACTTTCGCGAAGGCCAGGCAAAGCAGGTTCTTTCAGACCTGTTTTTTGACTACCTTGACCTTGTTGGCAGGCTGCGTCCGAAAGTGGCGATTGCCGAGAACGTCAAAGGAATGCTTTTAGGAAACGCTAAAGGCTATACAAAACTTGTGATGCAGAGGTTCCGAGAGATTGGCTACCGGCCGCAGCTGTTTCTTGTGAACGCTGCCGACTGCGGCGTGCCGCAGCGTCGAGAGCGAGTGTTTTTCTGCGCTGTACGGGAAGACGTTAGTAGTGCGAAGCTAAGGCTTGAGCCAACGCACCGATGGATTTCTGCTGGAGAAGCGTGTGCCGACCTTGCGTGCATCACGCCGGCCGAACAACAGCAGACCAAGCCGGCGGCTTTTGACCTTAAGTGCTGGAGCCGCACAAAACCCGGCAAGTCGTACGGCGACTTCGTGCAACGAACTGAGGGCAGGCTGTCTGGCTTTACGATTTCAAGGCTCAGCGGAGGGCGTCCCGCATGCACACTTACAGCGTCAGACACTGCCAGGCATTGGAGCGAGTGCCGTAAGTTGACGTTCCGCGAGCAAAAACGGCTTGGCTCGTTTCCAGACGATTACGTGGCGAAGAACGACAAAATTGGCAAGTACATGATCGGCATGAGTGTCCCTCCGCGAATGACTGAGGCCGTTGCTCGAGCGGTTGTAGACCAGTGGCTTCAGCCGAAGGAATAAACCATGGGAAAACGTGGCCCTGCCCCCGAGCCGTCGATCCTGAAATACATTCGCGGCAACCCGTCGAAGGAAACGCTGAACACAGCGGAGCCGACGCCCGACTTGGTGCCGTCGAACTTCCCCGCACCCTCCATGCTGGAAGGCCGCGCGGCCGAGGTGTGGAGCGACATCGTGCCAAAGCTCTCGCGGATGCGTGTGCTGACCGACGCCGACGTGCCGACGCTGACGCGATACTGCATTGAGTCGGCCTTGTACCTTGCCTGCTATGAGAAAGTGAAGACCGCGGGCGAGGAGTACATCCACTGGGAGCCTGACCCTAACCGCACTGACAGCAAGCTGCGGATCAAGTACACGCAAGTCGCACCGTGGGCAACGCAGATGAACCGGCATCACGCCGCCATGCTGCGGATTGAGCAGGAGTTCGGCATGACGCCAAGCAGCAGATCACAGGTGACGACGCATGGACAATCCGACGCCGACCCGCTTGCAACCTTTGTCCAGAAGCGAAGCAATTCAGCAGGGGCTTGATTTCTGGTTTGACTCGGCAAAGGCTGTTCATGTCATCGAGTTCTTTGAGGATTGGCTGCGGCATTCCAAGGGTCGGTTCGCCGGGCAGAAGTTTGTGCTGCTCGCGTGGCAGCAGGAGATGCTGGCGGAACTGTTTGGCTGGGTGCGAGTGGACAACGGGCTGCGTCGATACCGCATGGCCTACGTCAGCACTGCGAAAAAATCCGGCAAGTCAACGTTGCTGGCGGGGATCGGCCTCTACCTGCTGCTGGCTGATGGCGAAGCTGGCGCGGAAATCTACGGTGCGGCGACGGATCGTGAATCGGCGTCCATCGTCTTTCGTGAAGCAGCCAGCATGGTGCGTGCCTCCCCCCTGCTCTCTGCGGCTCTTGAGGTCATCGACTCCCGCCGCACGATTGCGTACCGGGCATCGTCAGCGTTTTACCGTGTGCTGTCCGCTGACGCCTTTCGGGCGGAAGGCTTGAATATCCACGGGCTGCTCTATGACGAGCTTCATGCCGCCCGCGATCGCCGCCTGTTTGACTCGCTGCGCTACGGCGGTGCGGCCCGCGAGCAGCCGATGCTCGTGAGCATCACGACGGCGGGCTACGACCGCTCCACAATCTGCTACGAGCAGTACGCCTACGCGAAGGCGGTGCTGAAGGACTGGAAGCACGATCCCACGTTCTATCCGCTGATCTTTGAAGTGCCGACTGAAGACGATTGGAAGGAGCCGGAATCGTGGCCCAAGGCGAACCCGTCATGGGGCGTGACGATCAACGAAGCAGACTTTGCTGCTGACTGCCACGAGGCCCAGATGTCGGTGAGCAAGGAAGGCAGTTTTCGTCGATACCGGCTCAACCAGTGGACGAGCCAAGACACGCGTTGGATCAAGATGGAAACGTGGCAAGCCTGCAACGGCGGGCCACCGCACGACCTCGCGGGCCGGGAATGTTTCTGCGGGCTCGATCTTGCCTCGACGTACGACACGTCGGCGTTTGTGGCTGTTTTTCCGTGCGACGATGGCTCGGTGGACGTGCTGGTTCGGTTCTGGATTCCGAACGACAACATGGTTGAGCGTGAGAAGCGTGACCGCGTACCGTTCCAGCAGTGGGTGACGGGCGGTTTTGTCAACGCCACGAGCGGCAACGTCACTGATTACGACGTGATCCGCCGAGACATCGTTGAGTTCTCCCAGCAGCACGGCATCAAGAAGCTGGCACTCGATCGATGGAACGCGACGCAGCTTGCGAACCAGCTACAGGGCGACGGCATCAACGTGGCGCTGTGGCCGCAGGGGTTCGCCGGCATGAACGCTCCGAGCCAACTCCTCTCGACGCTCTTGGCGGCCGGCAAGCTGCGGCACGCTGGACAGCCAGTGCTACAATGGATGGCTGGGAATGTCGCTATACGGCAGAACGCAGACGGGCACATCCGCCCCGTCAAGCCGAAAGAAAATAGTCACGAGCGAGTGGACGGAATCATCGCTCTGGTGATGGCACTGGGTGCGTGGTCAGCCGAGAGCCGAGAGCCGCCGCAGCCCGAGCCGGAAATCATCATCCTATGAGCGATCAGATCATCTCGGCTGTGTGGGACGTTTCGCACGAGCAGCGTTTTTTTGGCTCGCTCCTCGACGACGACTACGGCTTTGCACGCGGTGCTTCGTCGGGCGTACGGATCACGAGCGAAAACGCCCTCTCGACCACTGTCGTGCTGGCTTGCGTGAGAGTGCTCGCCGAGACGGTGGCAAGCCTTCCGCTCCATGTTTTCAAGCGTCTACCGAACGGCGGCAAGGAACGCTGCCCCGGCTGGATGGATCACTTGCTGTCGGTCGCTCCCAACTCGTGGATGACTTCTTTCGAGTGGCGCGAGACGTCGATGATCCACCTCGGCCTCTACGGCAACTGCTATAGCGAGATCGTCGCGGGTGCCGCCGGTGCGGTGAGCGAGCTTGTCCCGCTGCATCCCAGCCGGATGCAAGTGAGCCGCATCGAAAACGGCCGGCTGCGGTACACCTACTCCGAGCCGACCGGTGCGAAGACGATCTACAACCAAGACCAGATTTTTCATATTCGCTGGATGAGCAACGACGGCATCGTCGGGCAGGTTCCGATCGAGCTTGGCAAGGAGGCCATCGGGCTAGCACGGGCGTGCGAGATGCACGGTGCCCGATACTTTGGAAACGGTGCCCGCCCCGGCATCGTCCTTGAGACCGACGGCAACCTCGCCGCCGAAGCTGCCGAACGGCTCCGCGAGAACTGGGAGAGGCTGCATCGCGGCCCCGACAAAAGCAGCAAGACGGCGGTGCTCACTGGCGGACTGAAAGCCCACGAGCTTGGATCGACCAACACTGACTCGCAGTTTCTGGAGGCGCGGAAGTTCCAAGTCGAGGAAATCTGTCGGCTCTACCGGTGCCCGCCTCATTTGGTGCAGTCGCTCGACCGTGCGACGTTCAGCAATATCGAGCAGCAGTCGCTCGACTTCATCCAGTACTCGATCTTGCCATGGCTGCGACGTTTCGAGTCAGCGTTCAGCCGCGACATCATCGCTCAGCCCGAGGGGTACTTTGTCGAGTTCGACGTGCGTGGCCTGCTGCGTGGCGACGCCGCTGCTCGGAGCCAATACCTGTCCTCGATGATTGACCGCGGCGTAATGAGCGTGAACGAAGCACGTTCCGCCGAGAGCCTGAATCCCATCGACGGCGGCGACCAGCATTTTTTCCCATTGAACATGACGACCGTGGAGGCAATGGCGGCACAGATCAGCTCGACCCAAGACCTCGACGGCAAGCAGTCTGCGGCGATTATCGCGGTGCTGGCCGAGGTGTCGTCCGGTGCGATCACGACCGACGGTGCCGTGGCGATCGTGTCGGCATCGTTCCCACAACTCTCGGCCACCATGATTGCGGACATCGTTGCCGGTGCGGTCAAGAAGCACTCAGACGCCCCTGCCCCGGCCGCTGCGGACGGCACGCCCGCCCCGGCGGACACAATCGAAACCGACTTCGCTGCGGCTGCGTTGAACGGTGCCCAGATCACGAGCCTGATCGCCGTGCTGACGCAGATCGCCGCCGGGATGCTGACGCCCGACGGTGCCCGTGCCGTGCTGTCGGCCTCGTTCCCACAACTCACCGCACAGCAAGTCGAAGCCATCGTCGCTGGCGTTGCCATCACAACGCCCACACCCCTAGTAGGAGTTCCAGATGTCGCAGCAGCAGCTTCTTGATCTTGGCGAGCATGGCGGCGTCGAGCGGCGGTTCCTTTCCGCCGAGAGCGAAGACGCGACGATCCCGCTGCTGACCGTGGAGACGCGGGCAGCCAAGGACGAGTCTTCTGAGCCAGAGGAGTGGATCGTCGGCTACGCGGCACGGTTCGGCGTCGAAAGTCTGAATCTCGGCGACTTCGTGGAACGCATCGACCCGCGGGCGTTCAGCCTTGTGTCGGAGCGGCGCGGCCGCAAGAACCCGCTGATGACGCGGGCACTGTTCAATCACGACCCGAACTACGTGCTAGGCCGCTATCCCGACACGCTGCGGCTGGCCGTGGACGACATCGGACTGCGCTACGAGGTGCTGCCGCCGGTCGCGCACCGCGGCCTGATCGAGAGCATCAAGCGTGGCGACTTGCGTGGAAGCTCCTTTGCATTCGTCATCGCCAAGGGCGGCGAGTCATGGCACGTCGAAGAAGGCAGGCACATCCGCACCGTCACGAGCGTCTCGGACTTGATGGACGTCGGCCCAGTGACTTACCCCGCATACCCCGATTCCAGTGTGAGCGTGGCGCAGCGGTCGTTTGAGACGTACACGAAGCAGACGGCGCGGGATTCCGAAGCACTTGCACAGCGATTCGCTCGGGCGAAGGAGTTTGCTGCGATCAGAACCCAGCACATGGAGTGGCTCGCTGCGAATGGCAAGCGATAAAAAGTCGACCGGTGACAACTGCGACTGCGGCGAAGGCCGAATGCGCACCCGTTCCAGCCGGCAGCGTGGCGACTACCAGCTGCGGTATCTGGAATGCCGCGTGTGCGGCGCGACGTGCCGATGCGTCGTGAAGGCCGACGTGCTGTACCGCAAAAGGTAGTGTTGTATTTACAACACAACTACGCCCCGCTGGTGGCACTTCAATCGTAGGCTGGATGGATCGTATCCACCCGTCTACTTTGGAGGTTCTCCCGTGGCCGACACTCCCGTTGATCCCGCCGGTGAAGAAGTCGTGGCCGACGGCAAGCAAGTCAAGCTGCTGCTTGATGCACTGGCCTCCGTTCTTGCCGAGATGGGCGTGCTGACCGACGACTCGGAAGCCTCCGACGAGCCGATGCCCGAAACCAACGCCGCGAATCTCGACGCGTTGTGCCTGCGGGCCGACGGCCTCAAGAGCCAGATCGACCGGCTCCGCAAGATCGCCGTCAAGGAGCGTGAACTCCGCGCCGTTCTGAACCGTGCCGCACCCGCCCCCGTCGCCGTCAAGCCTGACGTGACTGAACCAACCCCCGAGGAGAAGCGAATGACTGTTCCAGCCATGCCCCGCGTTGCAAGCATTCGCGGTTTCGTCGGTGCGAACGCCGAAGAGCGGGCACACCGTGCCGGCCAGTGGTACCGAGGCTACGTCTTCAGTGACGCCGAGAGCCGTCGGTGGTGCAAGGATCATGGCGTCGAGAGCCGTGCTCAGAGCGAAGGCTCTGCGACCCTCGGCGGTGCCCTTCTGCCCGCAGAAGTTCTCGATCAGGTGATTGTGCTGGTGAACGAGTACGGCAAGTTTGTGCAGAACGTACGCACCGTGACGATGAACAACGAAACCCTCGCCATCCCCCGACGCGCGGGCGGACTGACGACCTACTGGGTGAATGAGAATGCGGCCGTGGCTGACTCCGATGCCGCTTGGGATCGGGTCAACCTCGTGGCGAAGAAGCTGGCCGTCAGCAATCGGATGTCGAGCGAAATCCTCGCCGACTCGATTGTCGATCTTGCTTCGTACATCACGGTCGAAATCGGTCGGGCGTTTGCGAAGACGATCGACGACTGCGGCTTCAACGGGACAGGGGCTGCTGGATTCGGCGGAATCACGGGGCTGATCCCCGCTCTCGCCGCCGTCAGCGGTGCCAAGGGCATTGTGCAGTCAGCGGTTGCCACTGGTTTTGAAACCATGACGATCTCCGACTTCATCGCCGCCCTGGCTGCACTGCCGCTTTACGCTCGCAGCAATGCGAAGTGGTTCATTTCGCCAGCCGGCTACGCAGCCTCGATGGCCCGCCTTCGCTACGCGGCTGGTGGCAACACCGTCGAGCAGCTTACCGGCGGCGTCAGCGAGACGTTCCTCGGATATCCGGTTGTCCTATGCAACGCAATGGATTCCACGCTCGGCGTGGACTCGGCGAAGATCAAGGTTCTGTTCGGCGACTTGGAACTGGCTGCGATCTACGGCGACCGGAAGGCCGTCAACATCCGCACCAGCACCGAGCGGTACGCGGAACTGGATCAGACCCTGATGGTGGCAACCACTCGTCTCGACGTGCAGTGCTTCGGCGTTGGCACCAACACCGAGGCCGGTGCATACGTCGCCATGAAGACCAAGGCTGGTGCTTGATAAGGGCACGGACGCCCACTAACTTCGCGCGGGGCGGACGGACGC